CTACACCGATAAACTGTCCGCCAACTTCCTCAAATGCGTCGGCGAAAATTTAGCATAGATCCTGGTCGTCGTCTTTATATCGTTGTGGCCTAGAAATTGACTTATCTCCCACATGGAATGCCCATCCTCTGCAAGCCAGACAGCTGCGCTATGTCGTAGCATATGAGGTGACACGTCAGGTCTACCGATCTGCTTGCCCGCTGTCTTCAGACCCTTCTTTATGGATTTCACGGGCTCGCCGGCCCACTCAATGACAAACGGGGTCATCGCCTCGCCCTTGGCCTTCGTCAGGGCCTCCTGGAGCGCCTCGTTCATCGGAACGGTTGCACGCCCTTTCCGCTTCGCCTTGTCGAACGGGTTTCGCAGCTGGATCATCCGGCGAGGAAAGTCCACCCGGTCCCATGTAAGCTGCAACGCGGCCTCTATTCGCGCTCCAGTGCCGATGAGGAGCCGGATGGCAAGGTCTATGTGCGGCGCCTTCGCTGCATCCATCAGGCGCCTGATCTCCGCGCGCGTCAGGAATGCATCCTTAGCCTCCGGCTTCGTCGGCCTCTCTATAGCGGGCACATTGTCGATGAGGCGGTGCTTCTTGGCCCACAGCAAGACCATCCTTAGGTGACCAAGCTCCGTGTGGATGGTGCCGTCACTGATCCCGTTTGGAAAACGATCGGTCTTGACGCGACGTTCAGCAATATGCGCCCGGCAGTCGGCTATAGTTATACCGGCCGCCTCCATGTCCCCGAAGCGGGGCTCAATGGCCTTCCACGTGTGCGTCATCGTTTTTATAACCGCGCGACCGTCTAGATCTATCGTGTAGGCTTTCCAAAGCTCCCTTACTGTCGAACCGGCCGGGCGCGAGAGTTCCGAGTATCGAGCCGGGGCGAGGCGGGCCGCCTCTTTTGCGTCCGCTGTTCCAAGTCGATAACGTCTCCTGACGCCTCGCTCATCATCCCAGGCAATGCAGAATTCGCCTCGGAGCTTGGTAATTCTCCAGTCGGGCATTCAAGCTCCTCCACGTGCTCTCGACGAATACGGAGCAGTTTTTCTCCGATCTTGAAATAGGGCAAGTGCCCTTTTTCGATCATGTTTCTGATGTGCTGTTCCGAACATTGCCAGCGTTCGGCCAGCGTCGTCGGAGTGAATATTTCAGGCTCCTGGTTCATTTTGTCTGCTCCTGTAGTGGAACGGTCGCGGCCTTGTTCTTCATCAAGGCGTTGCGGCTCGTGACCATGGTGTACCCATCGGGGAACCGGACGGCGCACGAATTCATGGTGCCGCGCGCCGTTACCTCGCAGGGCTGGCCTTTGCGGCCCTGGCGGTTCCATCGGTAGATGTAGGGCAGGGCAGCTTCAGCCATCTCCCGGCTCCTTCGACAGAGCGGAGAGGCCAGCAGGGTTTCGAGAGTAATCGCGAAGCGCCTTACCGAAGGCTAGGCGCGCTTCATCCATTCGCTCAGAGTTCGCGGTCATGGTTGACGGCTGGGACACAAGTACCCTTTGGATGCTCGCCTCCAACTTCCCCCATTCGTCAAGCAATCCGTCCAGCGTCATGTCTCGCTCCCTCCTTCCAGAACCTTCAGAGCCGCCTCGTACCGCGGGCGCAGATGCTCCGCTCCGGGCCGGAGGTTGTCGCGGAGGTCGGCGATTTTGACCTTCCGGGCATCGGGGTTGCGGCTGACGCGAAGAATGAAGTCCTCGTAGGTCTCGCCAGGACGGCGGGTGAGGGCGTCAACGGCGTTCACGACGCCCTGCGGGAAATGCGCATCCAGATCGCTCAAGGTGATCGCCGTATCCTCCACCACGTCGTGCAGAACAGCGATGGTCTGCAACGTCTCGTCGGAGAACGTTGAAGCTACCCGGACCGGGTGGAAAATATAGGGTGCGCCGTTCTTGTCGGTCTGGCCGTCGTGGGCCTTGGCGGCCAGCGCTATTGCTCTACTCAGCATCATTTCCTCCTTCCGGCAGATCGTCGGTCGTGGCGGTTGCGTTATGGCGGATGGCGGCGGCGCGGCGGAAGTCCGCGACTGGGATGCTGGGAACAGGCTGGTTCTCGTCGTTCCACTCAAGGAACACGTGAAGCGAATCCGGCTCTCCGTCCCATTCCGGCGCACATTCAGCAAACGGCTCCAGCGCCTTCCGCGCCTCGTCCAGCGCCTTGGTCAGGCGGGATATGTCGGAGCGGAGGGCTTCGATGAGATCGGCGGCTAGCCCCATAATGCGGGTGTCGGCGCCGGTGCATTTGTCCTCCCCCTCAGGAAGACTTCCGCAGAACTTGCATGGCTTGTCGTTGGGCGTCGTCCAATATTCCGGAGAGCGGCGATCGAACGGGCAGATGGGCAGCGGCTGCTTCGACCGCAAAACGTCCACGATATCATCCATGCTGCTGCTCTCCGTTGGGGGTTCCACTCGTGTTTATGGAGGCGCGCTGCCGGGCATAGCTTTCCAGACGCGCCGCATGAGCAGCAGCTCTTTCAGCGTCACGGGCGGCACGGGCGGCGATTTGCTTCTCGGCATAGGCGACGGCCTCTCCACGGGTGGGAAAAGTCTTGCCGCGCTCGCCGTGCCATATCTGGTCCGGACCGCCGTAGAACTTCGTCTGCGCCTGAATGCGCTGGAGGTGGCCAGCCTGTCCGAGGACTTCCGTCCGGCCATTCGGGTGGATGATCAGCGGTTTGTATTCGCCGAGAGATTTGCGAGCGCCGGGCTTCATCGCTGCCCCTCAAACCGTGAGCCGTCGGCGTGCATCCACCGCCACTCGTCGACTTTGCGCTCAAGCTCTTCGATACGCTGGTCGTCGAGGTCGTCGTAATAGGTGTCAGCAAGACGGCAAACGAGACGGTGCAATCGATCTCCGGGGCGGAGCCGCTGGTCCGCCTGGAGATATTCGTCTTTGATGGGTTTCAGATTGTAGCTCATGCTGCCTCGCAGATGATCGAGGAACCGCGGCCGTGGTTCTTGCCGCCGCAGGAGCATTCGCACTTCATGACGCGGCCCGTGGCGTTCATGCAGCGGGCGTCACATTCATGGCGCGACGGGTTGGACTTGTATTCGATCACACGGTCGGCCTTGACGTAGCCAGTCCAGCCCTTTCCGGGAACGAACACCAAATCTTCCTTCGAGATGTAGCCGAAGAAGGAGTTGCGGCCTTCCTGGTAGACGCCGGAGAGTTCTTTTTCGCCTGCAAAATATTTGAATTTGGCCATGTCTTTCGCTCCAATCAGTTTGTGATTGAAGGTATAAGCGATATCGGTTATAAGGTCAATAAGCGATATCGCTTTTATTTTGAGGAGACGGCCTTTGACTCGTTTACCGATATCGGATAGCCCACGACGCATGGGCAGGCCTCCGATGAACGTGACACCAATTCTTGTGCGGCTTCCGGATGACGTGCCGGACCGCATTGACGCGCTTGTCGGCAAGAACCGGCGCGCGCAATTCATCCGAGAGGCGGTCGAAGAGGTGCTTGCTCGGCGTGAAGCGGAAAAAGGCGAAGACTGATTCATTCGCCACCCCCGGTGCCAGTCGTATCTGTGGCGGAGCCCACCTCGGCAGGGCGGAGGGAGGAGAGGGCGGGAGGAGCGGGGAAACGCATCCAGTGGGTGGGCTCGAAATCTTCGGTTTGGCCGTGTTGCCAGTCGTCGCGCTCGTTACCCATCCAATCGCGGATGCGGCCCCACGTTACGTTTGTCGCTCGTCGTCCGGTTTTGGCTGGGTGGAGGTGGTTTACACCCCACAAATCGATTGGGGTCCCATCCTTCGGCGCCGTTTCGATCGGCTGCCATGTCTCCACCACCGCCTCACTGGCATGTGAGTTATCGACGAGAGCGGAGCGGATGCGGGTCTCGTAGTCCTGCTGAGCGGAGGCTTTGGCGGCTTCCTCGGAAGGGTGAACGGCGCGCGTCTCGGGCGCGCTGTCCAGCCACCAAGCCCATGCGCCCGGTGGAGTTGTGCTACACGCGACATATTTCATCCCGGGGAGCGGTTTGGCATAATCAACCACACCAGGCTCCCACGTCAGCCCCTTCACCCTTACCGGCAGCGCCTGATCCGAAAGGGCTGCGGAGAGGGCCAGCCGTGCTTCCTGCGGTGAGAGGTGGACCGGGTTGCCCCGCTCATCTTCGCCAAGAACGACTGCCTTGCATGCAGCCTCAACCATCTCGTCGGTTACTCGCTCATCCCTGCGCATCGGAGCCTCCATTGGTTGGGAAAACCGATCCGAGAAGCAGCATGGTCAAATCGACCTCTTCTTGATTGAGGCCGCCGACGCTACGCGGGTCTGAGTGGTCTTTGCCGTGGCGGATATGGTGTGAAAACCCGGTAATGACGTCGTCGACAAGATTGACGCCACGTCGATTCAATCGGTCAAGGAGCAGCCACCATGTCACAGTGTCCTGCCAGCCGCGCGCCCATGTGACGGCCCGATGTAGGCCGCGAAGCCACCAGGGGCCGAGCATGAGGCGGTGCCCGAGGACATTGGCCGCGAACATCACGGTCTGATCAGTCGGAACCTTGAGAACAGCTACCGACAGATAATTCATGTCAGCGTAGTTATCGTGCCGCATCGGAGCCTCCATTGAGGAGAGTGCGGGCGCGGGATTCAGCGGAAGTCGCGGCGGCGAATGCGGTGGAGACGGTGGACCCGGAAATATCGCCCGGATCGATCATCATTTTCAGAGCAGCGTGGCAACCACGCATGACGTCCCGCAGCTCCGCAATCTCCCGCTCCATCGCCTCCGCCTTACGGGCCAGATCGGCTGCAATGTCCGCACGAATGTAAGCGGGGCTGGTCTCTGTGGCGGCTGCGCAGGTATAGAAGCCGCCGTTGACGCCGTTACCATCCTGCTCGACACGAACCCACGCGGGATGCTGCCCGACATCGAACGAGCCGGCAAGGCGGGCGATTACAGTCACGTGCAGCCCAGGTGCTTTCCGCTCGATAGCGGCTATGTTGTCGGAGGTGGTCATGCTTCGGGTATCCGGATTTTGATGTGTAATTCGGCCTGACATGTGCTATCCTTCTTCCGGATTTCAGTGTGGAAAGGGTGCTACAGTGCTTTACGACGATCAGAGAACAATGCCCCGTTTCGGGCACAACAACCCGCTGTCCGATCAGCTTGCATATTGGGATGGGCATCGATCCGTACGCCTGGCTGAAGAAGACATCGGCTTGGCGACTACGGCGTATTCCTACAAGCTCGGATATGCCGAGCTGACGGAAGCCGCAGAGAGGATCGCGATGCTCTGGAACCTTCATCGTGGCGAGAGCGACGACGATCTGCGTAGGCAGCTTAGCCTCAGAGACTCCACAGCGTAATCCGGTTGAGATATGTGTTCCCTCAAACGAGGGGCGAGCATGGCAAACGGACTTTGGCTTAGGAACTGGAACGTGCTGGACGAAACGGAGCCCGGGACCTTCGACGAGCCGAAGGTCTTCACCGCCGAATGCTCGGAAGCGCCTGAAGCGTGCAAACACTGCGGCGTTATCGGACGGCTTTACAAGCACGGCCCCTTGACGGTCGAGTACAAGGACGCGCCCGCGTTCGGTCACCGTGTTGTCATCAAGGCCGTTGTCCAACGCTATCGTTGTCGCGATTGCGGAAAGACTATGATGCAGCCGCTCCCGGGGATCGACAGCAGAAGGTCGATGACAGAACGGTTGATCCGGTACATCGAGGAGCAATCGATCTACCAGACGGCAGCCAGCCTGGAACGCATCCTCGGCGTTGACGAGAAGACGATCCGCGAGATCGGAGATGCGTATCTCATTCGAGCCATGAAGGCTCATGTCGTCGAAGCCCCGCTCGTCCTCGGCGTTGATGAACTTACGATCCTCGGCAAGAAGCGGTCCATCTTCGTTGATATCGTTGACAAAAAGCTGCTCGACATTATCGACTCGATGGACAAACAGGCTGTCGTTCGCTGGATGAACAACCTCCCGAACAAGGAACGTGTCCAGGTGGTGACAATGGATATGTGGGGCGCGTACCGAAACGTCGTCGCAGAGGTCATGCCGTGGGCAATCTGCGTCGTCGACAAGTGGCACATCGTCAGCAAAGCGAACGGCAAGCTCGACGCCGTCCGCAACCGCTTTCGTCGCACGGCCACGAACAAGCGGGACCGCCGGAACCCGCATCGTGGACGCCGTTTGCTCCACGCGCATGGGAAGAACCTCACCGTCCAGCGACGTTTCCTGTTGGACGGCGTGTTGCTCAACAACCCGCTCCTGAACGATGCCTGGAACGCCAAGGAGGGGTTCTACGCGATCTGGGAAACGAATGATCGGGCCGAGGCCGAGCGGCGATTTGTGGCGTGGGAGAAATCCATTCCGGACACCGTCCCGGAGTTCAAGGACCTCGCCAAGACGGTGCGTGACTGGCATGTCGAGATATTCAACTACTTCAAGCGCCCCTTCACCAACGCCTACACCGAAGCTCGGAACAGGCTTGTGAAAGACTTTGCGCGGGCTGGTCGAGGGTACCGCTTTCCGAAGATCAGAGCGAAGGCGGTGCTGGCCCAGCCACTCACAAGCCAGCCCTTGGTTGTCTGCGAGTTGTGCCTTCGACGATTTGAGAACGACATGAGCCACTCGTCGATCCAAGAGGACCCGAACCATCCGGGCAAGATGCGGCTCTTGTGCCGCCCTTGCACCATTGATGTCCACAATGTGAGGATGATGGATCATTGGGGCTTTTCCACACCTAAATCCGGATAGCCCATGCTTCCGGTCCTTTGGATTGGGAAAGGCCGGACTGCACCAAAGCAGCAATAGTGGCCGAAATGGACTGCCCACGGCGCTCAGCTTCGTCACTGACCCGCTGGAGAAGTTCCGTCGTGAGGTGTGTGCAAATTTTGCGGCGGGCGGTTTCCGGTCCCCACCCGGTGGCAGGGCCTGAGAATTTCCGGGTTTTCCTCATGCTCGCTCCTCGTATAGCTTGCGGCGCGGCAATTCCGGCAGACCTTTGTTGGGGTCGCGGCGCTCGGGCTTCGATGATTTCGGGAATGCCGCGCCGCGCAGAGGTTTTGCCGGACTGGCCTTGAGACCAAGCACGGATTTCGCCACCGCCTTGACCTTCGCCCGCTCCGTCGCCTCGGCTGCCGTCTTATCGGCGTGGCACGCGACACAGGCGATTTGCAGGTTCTTTTCAGCGTGGCGCCCGCCATCAGCCAGCGGCTTGATGTGGTCGAAGTGCTTCGGCTCGCCGGCCAGGATCTTGCGGGTGCAAATCTCGCAAAAGCCCTTGGCGCGGTTCCAGATACGGAGCTTTACGTCACCGGGGATAGCGGCATCGTCGTGCTTGCCAGTCCATTCGGGGATAGCGCGGCTCATGGGTAGTACCTCACAGGATTTGACGCACTGCATCCCTGCGACTGGCAAAAGTCATCAAAGCTCGCCCACTGGCAATCGGCGCACTTGATGCCGAGCGTCTTGTTACGGATAGGCTTGATGGGCTGGCCGTCGTGCCAGGTTGCCGGTACATCGGGGTGGCGCTCCCGACGCGCTAGCTCGCCGCAATAGTCGCACTCGTGCTTGAGGTTGATGTATCTGCCCATCAGAGGCCACTCCTCAGCATGCGCAGCATTTCCCGCTGCTGCTCATCAAGCAGGGGCTTTGTGCTCTTGTGGGACTTGCGGGCGGCCTTGATTTCGGCGCGGCGCGTACGGAGTTTTGGGTTTGCCCGGTAGAGGCGGCGGTCGATGCGCCAGAGGATCCAGGCGTTCACGACGCGACGGATGATCGTGTTCATGCCGCTTCCTCCGCAAAAGCCATCTCCGGCGTAATACCGTAGGTCTGGGCAATCCACTCGATTGCCGTCTCCAGGAACGTGTTGAATTCGCTTTCCGTCATGCTGGCGAAGCTGATCGATTTCGGGACGGCGACGGTGAAGCCCTTAACCATGACCGGCGTGACAAAGCCGGTATGCAGCTTCACAACGTCGTGCAGGGTCTCCGTGGACGGGGCGCAGTGCGTTGCCTTGACGACCTTGCCGAGGAACGACCAGTAGAAACGGAGCTTCGACGGAGAGCGGCCGGTGGAGAGCGCAACCTTGATGCGCTGATCGTGCGGCTGCTGGCGTATCCATTCCCGGTCGGCTTCCATTTCCCCTATGAGGGTGTCGCCGCGGCGTAGGCAGTAGACGGGAGCAAATTCTGACTTAGCCATTGGCTTTCCTCCCGTGATTTTGGTGGTACCCGAAGCATTTTTCGGCAACTTTCCTTGCAAATACTGCATCGCCGTATTCCGGGTAAGCTCCTATAAAGAACGCTCCCTGATCAGATGAGATTTTTGCAATCCACCGGTTGGTTTTCTCTGACCAAAAAATACCAGTGGCCCCTGTGGTATTATCACTCCTAATACATCTATTCCGGCTGTTCTCTCGCCTGTTAACATTTCGAAGGTTGGCAATTCTGTTATCCTTGCGATCACCATTGATGTGGTCGATTTCCCTGGGCCACTCGCCCGTGGCGACAAACCAAGCTAGGCGATGAGCCCGTATGTTTCGCCCGTCTACTTCGATACGCGTGTATCCGTCTGTGCTGGTGTGCCCGGCGATTTTGCCTTTCCACGAAGCGTTGAACACATTCCATGCTCTATCGGATCCGAAGTCCGATCTCGGGCGCTCTTTCCATATGAACAATCCAGTGCTGCTGTCGTAAGACAGGCGTTTCAACACATCTTGCAAGCTTGGCAGCTGTTCGGTCTTGGCCATTTGAGCACCCCCTAAAACGGTATTGTGTCGTCGAAAGGATCAGGGTCGTTGCCGTAGCTGTCCCGCTCAGGTTTCTTCGCCTGCTCGCGCCCGCTGGCCTTCCCGTAGTCCCCGCTCGACTTGTCCTCACCCCTTGGGCTATCGAGCAGCGTCAGAGCGCAGTTGAAGCCTTGAAGGACAACCTCAGTGGAATACCGGTCGTTGCCGGCCTGGTCCTGCCACTTTCTGGTCTGGAGAGCGCCCTCGATATAGATCTTGGAGCCCTTCTTTACGTAGGCCTCGACGATCTTGCACAGGCCTTCGGAGAAGATCACGACCGAAACCCATTCAGTCTTTTCTTTCCGGTTCCCGTCGCCGTCGCGCCACTTTTCGGTAACGGCAAGACGCATATTCGCAATGCGTTTGCCGTTCTGCGTTGATCTAATTTCGGGATCGGCGCCGACGTGGCCGATGAATAGGCATTTATTGAGCATTCTGGTATTCCTCCCGGCTGATCAACTTAGCTTTTTGGGGGTTGTTTAGCGTCCAGAAGCGAACAGTTCCGCTTCCCAAGCACAGTTCTCGTTCTGCTTCATTCATACTTCCATAGACGCGGCCCAAAACGTAAACTGGCTTTGCGCTCACGTTCCGAATACCTTTGGCAGGGCTAGGGCGCCCTTTCTGTTTTGACTTCATCAGGCCGCGCTCCTTCGCCTCCGCCATATTCTCGGCATGAGTTCCTTGGCGAAGATGCTCAGGGTTAATGCAGCTCTTATTGTCGCAGGAGTGCAGGATCGAGAACCCGGCCTTTATCGGCCCGTTATGAAGCTCGTAAGAATACCTATGAGCTGATACGTCACGGCCGAATACTTTCAGCACGCCATATCCGTTACGATATTTATGCCCGGTCCACTCCCAGCATCCAGTTTTATCGTTCTCGGTATATCCGCTGAGCAGTCTCTTGAAGGGAGGGCAGGGAGCGGGCATCACGCGGCCTCCTGCTTCTTGAGTTTAGCCTCGATGGCTTTTTTCACCTCCAGCGCGTCGCCGGAGTTGCGAGCCCAAAACTCGCGCAATGGTTCGCGGTTGGCATCGCGCCACTTGGCAACCTTGTCGGCTGGCTCGGCCTTGATGAATTCGATCGCTCGATCGGCCAACTGACCAACGGGGACGTTTTCCAACGTCCAGTTGTCGCCCCAGGTGACGGTGATTGCGTCCTTTGCTCCTACTGCCTTCAGGCGATGTTCTTCACGTTCGTGCTCAACGATCTCGGTCGCGGATAGATCGAGAACCTTGGCGCGATCCATTTCGGCCTCGTCATAGAGACCGGTGAACTGCTCGGGCCACCCAGCACGCAGGGCCTGCATCTCGGCGCATTTGGCGACCATAAGGCGAGGCATGCGGCACCAGTTGCCGGAACCGTCGAGCACCTTTTTGCCGGTAGGCTTCCTCTTTCCCGCATTTTCGTCGTAGACCCATTCGTCAGAGACGGGCGCGAACTCTTCCCAGAATGCCTGGCCGGCAACCTCGTACCAGTCGCCGGACTTCTGGTCTTGCTTCCAGAGATAGACCGTCGCAGAAACGATACCCTGCGGGTTGAGCGCTGAAATCAGATCCTTGTCGCGCTCGTACTCCGGCGGCTTGCTGGCAGGACGGTAGTCACCGCAGCGCTGCGCAATGACGCGCTGGCCGTCACGGCTTATGATGATCGTGAGTTTGCGCTTGTCGGCCTTATCCTTGGAGAAGACCATAGGGATGATCTGCCCGAGGAAAGGGTCAAGCCCCTTGGCGCGCGCAACTTCCATAAAGAGGTTGAATTCGTCGGCGTTACAGTCCTTCGCAACCGTGTCCTTTACGAGAGACAACTGACGGGCGGTAAGATCGAACTTAGTAATCTCGTTCATCATTTCCTCCTAACTGACAGGGTGTAGGAACCGTTGTCGAGACCAGCGCCCGGGACAGCCTTCTTGTCGTTGAGCGCGCGCAGAACGGCTTTCTTGTCGAGTTTGGGAGCGGGGCGTTCTTGCTCGATCCAAAACTCAGCCGGAATGTCTGGCTCATTGCTGATGATGAGGCCCGGGGCACGCTTCGACAGCGTAACTGTCCCGGTTGTCAGGCGGAACGATGTCTGTTCCGTCGCCAGCATGGCTTGCTCGATCGATGCCCGGATCCGCTCGACGCGTTTCTCGGAAGAAAGCCGGCGGGCGGCGAATTCGCCTTCCTTGGCCTTGAGGCCGACCTGGATCACTTCCTCTTCATCGATGGTGTCCAGCGCCTCGCCAATTGCTTCAAGGAGGCCGGTTTCGCCTTCGATGGCGTCCGCGATCAGCTCCGCGTCGTCGCCGTCGCCGCCGGCGCGAATGTTCAACAGGAGTTTCTTGGCTGCCTCGGTATTGCGGGCGATGGAATACGCTGTGTTCGCCATGATTACTCTCCCAACAGCCAAGCGTCGTCGGTATGATCGCCCATTGCCATCGCTAGGGATGCGGCGATTGCCCTATCGGCGTACGACTCTTCATAGTCAGGCCCGTCAACCTTGGAGATGCACCTGAAAATCCCGACGCCTCTTACGGTTGGGTGAGAGCCGTTTATGTGATCCTTTACGGCCCGTTCCGAATTGAAGCCGTGCTTGCACTGCCCGCACATGAACGGGGCCGACTTATGGGACTTCTTGCTCATCAAACCCTCCCTGCCAGTTCGTATGCCGCAGCCTGTCGAGATCCACCGACGTAAGCGCAGAACGAGAAGAGGATCACCCCGGCGACAACCGCAAAGACTGTCGCCATCTTGCCGGTGTAGGCGGATTGGCTCTTGAGGATGGTGAAGGTGTCCACATCAAACCTCAAAATCTACTTGTATGATGTCGGTGCGAAGTCTATCGATCTTCTTTCCTTCGTAGGATCTGTAGAATCGTTCGGCGCTCACAGCCGTCTGATTGTTCGGATGAGCGGATAGTATTTGCGCTATGCTGTCATCTTCGTTTAGGCGAACAACTAGATACACGCTATTCATGCCACCCTCCCGCCGGAAACGCGGTGGGTTCCGTGACTCCGCTGCGTGAAGGCCATCCCATTGCGGATGGTGTAGTCCTCGCAGAACGCATCCCAGGCTTCCGAGGTGCGGACGTAGGTCGGGAGCAAATCCTCGTCCTCTGGCGATCCCTCGAACTTCCGCAGCCATTCCGTGGCGAACTCCTCGGTGACATTCTCGGCCGTTAGGGTATCGAGATCGAAGCGCAGGTATTCGACGGCATGATCCATGGTGAGGTAGGTGACAGCGTCCGAGACGGTCTCGAACACCTTGCCGTGGTTGTCGGTCTCGTCGAAGGTGAAGCCATCAGCCCACCCGAGCTTGACGAGGATCGTCTCGCGGGCATTGCAGAACTGGGAGCGGTGCATTTCCTTTGCCATCGTCTTGTCCTCTGGCGCCGCATGGGCGGATGTGAATTGCTAGGCGGCGGCCTGTTTGGCGGCGTCGGCCTCGGCGTCCTGGACGCGTTTGATGTTTGTGAGGTAGTAGATCGCGGCTTCGATCTCTTCGGCCGTCAGATCCGCCTGTGAGCGGTTTTTGCGAACGTCCTCGACGATGCCGACGCGGAACACGATGCTTCCGTGACCTGGGCCGTAACCGTACTGGTGATCGGATCGCTGCCCGCTCCACCGGTCATAGTTCTTCGTTCCGAAGTAGTGCGACCACAGATCGCCGTAGAACTGACGGACTGGATCACCGGTCGCCAACTGCTTGACGGCATCCTGAATGACAGACGCACGATCCTGGCCAGCGCGATCATAGCTGCCGTTGACGTAGATTACCGTCTTCGCGAGGCCAACTTTTTCGATATCCAAGCCTTGCTCGGCGGATGAAAGAACGTTGGCGTGCAGCTTGATCTGCCCGCGCAATTCGTCTTCGCGCTTCTTGGACAATGCGACGTGCTGCTCAAGCTCCTTACGGAGCTGATGCAATTCCTGTGCTGCGGTGGTCAGTTGCATCGTCTTGTCTTCCCTCTGTGTTCGCCGTCCCGTCTCCGGGGTTCGTAAAAATGCGTTAGGCCGCTGTCGGGCAGGAGGTGTCGAGCTTGTCGAAGAAACGTTCAGCACCATCTTCGGAGACCGCTTTGCGGAAAGCATTTGCAGCCCTGTCGCTCATTGCGGATCGGATCGCTCCGGAGATCAGGCGGGCATAGGCGGCGCCATTTCCTGCGCTGAGCATCTTGCGGGCCATCTCGATCGTCTTTGCGTTGGTCATCTTCGTCTCCGGGGTTCGTTCCGTCTTTCGATCCAGCAGATCGGCCGGGATTGGTCAGTAAGCACCTGCTTCGAGGTGAGCGACGTTGACGGTCGTGATGAACGACCAGCCCCAAGGCATCAGAGCGCGGACGAATACGCCGCCCTTCGTCGAAACGGTGGTCCAGGTCTTGCCGGTCTTCGCCATCAGAGCGGCGGCGGCTTCGCGGTTCTTGAAGATTGCCTTTTCCATTTTCGTCTCCTGCTTCGTGCTGGTGTTCGTCTTTCGATGACCAATTACTCGCACATAACATTTTCCATGTCAACACGAAATATGTTGCCTGATGTGAAATAACATCGAGCATGTTGACTGCCGACGAATCAAGGAGCATAAAAGAGAAAGCCCCGCAGGTCGGGAAAGACCTCGGGGCGGTGACTGGTGAGAATGGTTTGGCGACCGAAACCAGTAGCGACGTTATACCATTACGTCAGCTCGTTGCCAAGCCTTTGATGATAGAAGCCGGTGGCACTGTTGGGCCCTTCTATCGTCGAGAGTGCGAGGCGGTGTGTCATGCTGGCTGGTCAGCGTTAACAACCAGAGGGCTGCGCAAGCACAAAGGGAGCACGATCCCAGCGCATGAGGCTCCTTAGCCAAAAGAAACGTGCCATGAACCGCGAAGGCTATGCACCGTCATATGGTGTAGCGGGGATGTGTCGTATGTCCGAGGTTCGTCTCAAAGGACAGGCACAGAGAGCCGCGCATCGTTATCGGTGCGTAGGGCTTTCTGTGTCTTCGAACCGGGCTGAACTCAAGGACAGGGGATATAATAACAGCTACTTAGAGCTTGTATAATCCGCGAAGAAATCAGAAATCGGGGCCGGCGAGACCGATGTAGTGCACGGAAACCACTGCCTGGTGGGGGAAAGTGAGCTGCTGGGCAGGATTGAACTGTTCAAGAGTCAGCTTTTCCGCGTTGTGGCTTATGAACTTCTTCACAAACCCAAGAAGTGGGCCTTCCTCCTCCATTTGGACCTGGACGATCACATAATCCCCGCGCTTCACTCGGCGCGTAGGGTCCACGATCGCGATTTCCCCATCCTCATACCGCGGCGACATGCTGTCACCAGTAATTTGCACAGCGTACGCACCCTTGACGCCCGAGACCGATGGCGGAGCCATTATCTCGAACAACACAGACCCGTTCATTATGAACTCCCCGTTCACTCCACCCACTGCTTGGCCGTAAACAGGTATCTTCGGCCCATCTACCGAGGGTAGTCTATCCCTAATCTTAGCGTTGGGAAGGTAATGAACGACGGAATCCGTCACTGGTATGCTGACTCCAGCATCTACACCTGACAAAAGCCAGATGGCGTCACAGCTAAATCGTTTAGCATAGACTTTGGCCTGATCCAGATCGAACCTGTTTTGTCCATTCTCATGGGCTCGATAGGTAGACGCCGACAACCCCAAAGCGTCGGCCGCGTCTCCGGCGCTACGGAACCCAGCAGCAACACGCGCCTGCCGGAGGCGATCACCCATTTCTTTAAACTCAGCCATGGGTCTCAACATACATTCCCTCGCAACATAAATCATGTTGACATGGCCGTGTTTTTCATGACATATATGGTGTCATGAAAACGGTAGACGACATCATATCCAAACTCGGCGGCAACACAGCGGTTGCTCGTATCCTCGGCGTCGGCCCTTCGACGATCTCCGAAATGAAGCGGCGCGACAGTATCCCGGTTGAGCACTGGCCCGCCTTCATCAAGGCAGCGCAGTCCGCAGGGAAGGATCTCACCCTGGAGCGGATGGTCTCGATCACCAAGGCGGCTAAGAAGCGGAAGCGGTCGTCCAAGCGCACAGAACAACGGGAGACGACGCAATGAAGAACTTTGCCGAGCAGCAGATGGGCGCCGTTCTCAGGCCATACGCCAATCATCCCGAGATGAACCGGGCCATGGCCCCCGCGCCGAGAGATCAGTGGCAGCCGATCGAGACGGCTCCGAGAGATGGTTCGAATATTGTCCTTGCTCGATTTAGCGACGAGGAATGGCATGGTGGAGGTGCCACTATGGTCGGGGAGTGGGATGGAGACAAATTCTCCGTCAAGATCGGGTTCGATGATGCGCTGATGGTGTTCATGACGCATCTGGTTATTCCTTGGACCCACTGGCTGCCGCTCCCTGCACCGCCGAAGGTCTCCGAATGACCCGCGTGACCTCGACGCACAAGATGCAATCGAGGCCACGCAGGGAGCTGACATGTGGAAACGGACGGACGTGCGGCGGCAGTCACGTCGTACTCCCGGCCATGTCACCAAACACGTTCATGAATTTCCTTCCGAGGTGTGAGATGACCGACTTCTGGAGTTCGAAATCAATCAAGGCTGTTAGCAAGCATCATTGCTGCGAGCAGTGTGGTAAGCGCGTCGAAGCCGGGAGCCGGGCCGAGTACACGTTCGGAAAATACGAGGGTGACGTTTTCGGCACCTACACACACCCGGAATGCTACGCCGCCGCTAACGCCTATGCCGACTTGAACGGTCTTTACGGCGAGGAATACCCGTGGTTCCAGCACATGGATGAGACCGAACATGATCTCGGTCCATGGCTTCGGGAACATCACCCGATCGTCGCAGACCGTCTCGGTATACCGGCGGAGGCTATCCCGGCATGACCATCCTCACCCGCATCTCCACCTACCTCCACACCCTCATAAGCAAGTTCCTCAACGATGACGACGACGATAGGGCAGGAGCGCCGGAAGGTGACCTCACCAGCTTCCTCGTCGATAGCCTGGATAGAGAGCTGAACGGCGAGAGCAACGTAATCCAGTTGGCCAGAGCGCGCACCTCCTCCCACGCAGCTTAGGTCACGAGGGCGGCGGTTTCACTCCCTTTTCCGTCGCCCTCACTCTTACCCTCGGAAGCCGTCCTTGCAGGCGCAAGATGACCGGCATGATGGCTTCGCCGAGGTGGTCAAAGTTCTCGAACCCGCCAGAAGATGCGGCGGCCGGGCACGAGACGGGTAACTCGCCGTTCGTAACACGGAAGCGGCCCGTCTCGTCCCCACTCTGGAATGGAATGATTTCTCCCTTGGTCATGTGTTGCTCCTGTTGGTCCGAGCAACTTAGCGAAGGGAACGGACAAGGTGTTGTCACAGCAGGACAAGGTTATGTCGATCACGGACACGGCAAAGGCACAGAAGCTATTCGAGGAGGCCTTTCCGCTTTGGCGGTACGGCTCCGCCAAGGCCGCGATCAGGGAAGCCTATGCGTTCTGCAAAAAGCGGGTCGTAAAGGAATTCACCTATCGGCGGGCCCGGTCCCTCAAGGAGGGCGCAGCTCGTCGGGTGGATGGAGAAGAACTGGACGCGCTGAGAGCGGCGCTGATCGAGGAGCACAAACGTGAACAGGTCGAACTACGTGCCCGTCTGGCTACGCTGGACGAGATACTTGCCGCTGCGGATACGGTTGCGGCTCGCTCGTCGATGGAGAGCCAAGGCGCGGAAGTTCGCGGATAGGGCCGAGGGGGTGATGCGGTGAAGGAGTCCCACATCCACGAGGCCGTCGTCTCGCACTGGAAATCATGCGGCAAGCCGAACACGCTTGTCGCCACGATCCCGAACATGGGAGCCTTCGGTCAACACGGGCTGACGAAGGGCCTGCCGGATCTGATCGTCATCGGGCCCGGTGTTCACGGATACATCGAACTGAAGACCGATGTGGGGAAGCTCACCGCGCCGCAGCGGGAGTTCGAGGCTCTTTGCAAGGCGAACGACATTCGCTTCGCCGTCACCCACGGCCGAGATGAGCCGATCACTGTTTTGAAGGAATGGGGTATCGTTGCATGAGACAGGAACCCGAAGGCTTCCCGGCATTCTGGGAGATTTGGCGAAAACACGCTCGCCATACGGACGGCCGTGGACTGGCACGCGAGACATTCGCCAAGCACGTCAAGGCCGGCGCTGAACCGCAGGACATCGTAGACGGCGCAACCTACTTCTTCCGCACCATCAAGGAGCGAGATCGGGAATTCGTGCCGCTTTCATCGACCTGGCTCAACCGTGGTGCCTACGAGGATCTGGCCGTATCGGAGCGCCAGTATCAGCAGCGCGTTTCCGAAGCTATGGCTCGCCGCCAGCAAGAAACGAACGTCGTGCAGATCGACCCCGCCAAGCGGGCAGAGATGGCGGAGCGGGCTCGGGTGCTGCTGAAGGTGGGGGTAGGGGCATGAGCGGTTCCGCCACAGATACGAAAGGTCAGGCCAATGAGTGACGCTATCGCGCGCTGGTTGCCGATCGTGCAGGCCGACAAGACCTTTACGCACGTGCAGGACTTTGCCGAGGTCGGCATCACCCTGCGCTACTCCGATCGCTATTGGGTACGCGATGAGGACGGCCGCCTCTATGAGGCGTCGTGGACCGAGGGAGAGCGAAACTACTGGTGGGACTGGGATGGAGAAAGCCCGGTCGACCCCGTCGAATTCATGCCGCACCCGCTCGATCCACGATGGGGCAATGCCGAATGCCAGACCTGCAATGGGTCGGGCAAAGAGGCTCGGCACCAGCTTTGCCGCGATTGTGAGGAGCCATCCCCCATAAACACAAGGGGAGCCGTGGAAGAATGACAGACCACCGCATCCTCCAGCGTTCCAAAGCCAAGCAAGACGGCAGAGAGCTTATAGCGACAGACGTGACGTGGGAGAAGTTCCGAGCAGGAAAGTGGCCTGTAGGCTCTACACACCTATGGAGCACGGAGGAGGTCTGGGGACCGGTGAAGAAGAAGGAGAAGGCGGCGTGAACATCCAGGTATCGGCAAAGGCGTTTGTCAGCGAGGCCGCTCAGAAGGCCAGCGCGAACGAGATCCACAAGCGGCTGATGGGCGGGAAGATAGCGGGCATCAACATCGTCGAGCGCAAGCAGCTCCATGATGAGATAGCCCGGCTCTCGCAAAAGGTTCTGGAGATGCGGGTGGACAATCGCAACCTGTTGCACGCGGTAAACGAGAAAGATCTCATCATCAGGGCTCACGAAAAGACCATTCGGAGTCTGACGGACACCAGCGACGGAACCGTGGAGCGTCGGCCGGCGGTGGAGATCATCATGGCTGCGCTCGAAGACTTCCCGCGCATCACATATGCGGAGATTATGGGGGTATCGAGATCGGTCGCGGTGGTTGAGGCCCGGCATACCTGCATCTACGCGGTCAAGATGGCTCGTCCAGACCTGTCATTGCCTCAGATAGGCAGGATATTCGGTGGTCGCGACCATACATCGATCATTCACGCCGTCAGGAAGATGGAGAAGCTCCATGAATGCAAAGCCTGACCTCCAGGCCATCAAGAGCGCCAACGGAGACCGAAAGCGCAGGGAGACGGCAATCCACCGGATTATCGACGACTACCGTGCAGGCTCGAACGATGAGCACTGCATGAGGAAGATTTGCCAATTGATGAAGCGCGCGGTGAAAACGGCAAGACCGCTATGGGATCAGGGGTGACAATGGCGAGCAACTGGTACGCGGTCCGCGCAAAACCTGGGACGCAACGGATGGCGCGGCCCTTACCCATCGCGGCGAACATCACCGAACAAGAGAGAGCTGAGGCAGAGCGACGGAAGGGTGAGAGTATCCTCGAACGGCAATTGCGCCAGGAGGGTATTGACGTCTTCATGCCATCTCTTTGGAATTGGACGCGCCACCATAGGACGAACAAGCTCATTGCAAAGCGATATCCCTTCCTTGTCGGGTACGCGTTCGTGCATCTCCCCGTCCTGGAGTTCGAGAAGGTGAGGGCGGTTGATGCTGTCATGTGTGTTCTCTCGCATACCAAGGAGTCCGGGCCGGCGAGGTTTCCAGAGAGCATGATTTCCGAGCTGATGTTGATAGAGTTCCAGGCGGAGCAGTCCAGAATGCTACAGGAGTGGTCCGACATCGAGCGGGCACGCTTCAACAAGCAAAACTATCTTCGTGGGCAGCTCAAAAAAATCCTCCCGAAGGGCAGGAGCGTCAAAACGCCGATGCGCGAATACGCTGATCAGGTTGCTGGACGACTTAGTGAGGTTGTTCGCGATAGAGTTTTGTCGATAACCTCCCAGCTCGACGCGCTTGACGCCGCTGAGACTCTTGCGGAAATCGATAAAGTCGCTTAGTTTCTACGGGATTGTTTGGTGATTTGGCTGTTCTGATCGCGGACCTCGATTAATGAGGGCAACACTCGCCGGGCCAATGCAGGGTAATTCACCACCTTGCGTTGGGAGAACAGTGCCAAAATTCAACCCCGAATGCCGCAAGGACTACATCATCGCTGTCGTCTCGATCATCGCGCTTGTCCGGTACTTCTAACCCCTCCCAAGCAAGGAGCATGACATGACCACTCGCTCCTGGTGGGATGAAGTTCCGTACACCGAGAACGAGCAGCAGCCATTCTCCATGCAGATCGAGACGGGGCTAAATTTGACAGCGTCTGCGGCTTTATCCGATTGAGCGAGCGGCACAGGGTCAAGGCAAAGCGCTCGGTGGTCAACTCGATCGACCGCCATTGCCGCATTGGCAAGATCATCCTGAAAGAGCGGGCATAACCGCAAACAAGCACCAACCCTCGGGAGTGCTGCAAATGAATGACGAGCCCACTAAAGTAGTGGTCAATAGAAAGCCGCCACGCGCTGGCATGGGGCGGCCGAAGGGCTCCCCGAACAAGACGACTGCTCTCCTCAAGGACGCGATCATCCAGGCGGCAGAGAAAGCCGGCGGCGGCAATATAGTCGAGTATCTGACGCAGCAGGCCAGACTTAACCCAGGCCCGTTCATGAGCCTTCTAGGGAAAGTTCTCCCCATGCAAATTTCAGGGGACGAAGAAAACCCGCTGAAGATGATCCACACAATCGAGCGCCGCATTGTCCGTCCTCGCGATCGAGACCGCTGAGGTCTTCGAGCCGCTTCTTGAGCCTGCCCGTGACAAGGGCGCTTGGGGTGGCCGAGGGTCCGGCAAGTCCCACTTCTTCGGCGGCCTGCTCATTGAGGACAGCCTTGCGGAACCGGGAATATCGGGTGAGGGGCTTCGAAGCGTCTGTATTCGTGAGGTTCAGAAGGACCTTGCCCAATCGTCCAAGGCGCTGATCGAGGCAAAGCTGAACGATTGCCGCCTTGGTGAGGCCGATGGCTTCAAGATCTACCGCGATAGCATCGCAACGCCGCGAGATGGCCTGATCATCTTCAAGGGGATGCAGGACTATACGGCAGAGTCGATCAAGTCACTGGAGGGTTTCAAGCGGGCTTGGTGGGAAGAGGCTCAATCTGCTTCCGCCACCTCGATCAAGATGCTTCGCCCAACCATGCGAGCGCCAGGTGCTCAAATGTGGTGGAGCTGGAACGCTCGTCGGAAGATCGATCCGGTTGATGTGATGCTCAGGGGGCCGCAAATCCCGACTGGCGCCATCGTCGTTAATGCCAACTGGCGGGACAATCCGTGGTTTAGCGCGGAGCTTGAGCAGGAACGCCTCGACTGCCTCCGCATGACGCCAGACGATTATGATCATGTGTGGGAAGGCGGGTACGTGACGGTAGCTTCCGGCGCCTACTTCGCAAGCCACCTGACAGCAGCCAAGGCAGAGGGCCGTATAGGTCGCGTCTCGGCTGACCCCTTGATGACCATTCGCCTGTTCGTCGATATCGGCGGCACGGGGGCGAAAGCCGACAGCTTTGTCATCTGGGTTACTCAGTTCGTCGGAAGGGAAATCCGGGTCCTTGATTATTACGAGGCGCAGGGACAGCCGCTGGCTACGCATCTTGCATGGCTCCGCGGCAAAGGCCTCACGCCAGACAAGGCGCAGTTCTGGCTTCCTCATGACGGCAGCACGCAAGACAAGGTTTACGCCGTCTCATACGAGAGTGCGCTGACAGACGCCGGCTACGACGTCACGGTCATTCCGAACCAGGGCAAGGGCGCCGCGGCAGCTCGTATTGAAGCGGCCCGCAGGCTGTTCCCAGCCATCTGGTTTAACGAAGAGACGACGGAAGCGGGGCGCGATGCGCTCGGCTGGTATCACGAGAAGAAGGACGAGACCCGCAACATCGGTCTTGGCCCTGAACACGATTGGGCATCGCACGGCGCCGACGCATTCGGGCTCATGTGCGTGGCCTACGAAGAACCTCGACAGAAGAAACCAGAGCAACGGCAACGCTACGGCGCTGGCGGATGGATGGGCTGATGGCTGAAGACAAAATGTCAGAGCGTCTGAGCGCAGGGAAGAAAGCCTTCCAGCGCTGCTCGGACGCCGACAGCCATAACCGGCTGACTGCGCTCGACGATATCAAGTTCTCCCGGCTGGAAGAGCAGTGGCCGGACAAGATGGTTAAGCAGCGCGAGATGGAAGGGCGCCCTTGCCTCACCATTTCGAAAATGAATGCGTTCATTCGGCAGGTGGTGAACGATGCGCGGCAGAACAAGCCGTCCATCAAGGTTCACCCGGTCGATAGCGGGGCTGATGTTGCCACGGCCGACGTCATCAACGGTCTGATCAGAAACATCGAATACACATCGAACGCTGACGTCGCTTACGATACTGCCATCGAACAGAGCGTTGCCGGCGGCTTCGGTTACTGGCGCGTAGGCCTCGATTACGCCTACGACGACGCGTTTGAGATGGACCTCAGCATTGAGCGCATCGCAAACCAGTTCTCGGTTTATGGCGATCCAGACAGCATGTCAGCCGACTCGTGCGACTGGAACGACGCCTTTGTCGTCGATCGCATCCCGCGCGAGGAATTCAAAAGCCGTTACAAGGGCAAGACGAATATTAATGGTGGCCAGGTTGATGTCGATTTTGACAGTGACGCGTGGTCCGAAGCGTGGTCAGAAGATCAGAAGTGCGCCGAAGACGGCGGCGTTTTGATCGCCGAATGGTGGCACCGCGAAGAGGTCGAGCGCGAAATCTTCAAGCTTTCCGATGGCCGGGTGGTCTCGAAAGAGGAGATGGCGGCCGATGAAAATCTCGCCACAGCGCTTGAAGTAGGCGCCATCCAGGTCGTTACCAGCCGAAAAGCAAAGTCGCACAAGGTTACGCAGACCATCATGTCGGGGGCGGATGTCCTTGAAGAGCGCGTCTGGCCGGGCCGTTACATCCCGATCATCCCGGTTTACGGCGACGAGATTGTCGTCGAGGGAAAGCGGTATTTCCGGAGCCTGATCCATAGCGCCAAAGACGCGCAGAGGATGTTCAACTACTGGCGCACGACCAGCACCGAGCTTGTCGCGCTTGCCCCTCGCGTCCCATTTATTGGTGAAGAGGGCGCTTTTGCCGTTGATGAGGACAAGTGGTCGTCCGTCAACACTAAGTCGTGGTCGCATATCGAGTTTGCCAAGGGCAAGGCACCCCCGCAGCGCCAGCCGCTCGACGGTGGTGTTGCGGCTGGCGCCCTTCAAGAGGCTCTGAACGCCGCTGATGACATGAAGGCGATTATTGGCCTTTATGATGCTTCGCTCGGCGCCAGGTCTAATGAGACCAGCGGCAAAGCCATCATGGCCCGCCAGCGAGAAGGGGACGTAGCGACGTTCCACTTCATCGACAACCTGGCCCGAGCCATCCGCCATACGGGCCGCGTGCTGATCGACCTCATCCCGAAGGTCTACACCTCGGAGCGAGTTGTCCGCGTCATCGGCGAGGACGGAACGCCGGATGAAAAACAGATCAACAAGCCCTTTCCCCAGCAGGACGAGAGCGGCCAGCCCGTCATGCAAGAAGAGCAGGATGAATACGGGCAGAAGATCCAGACTGCTGTCATGGCGATGCACGATCTTACCGTTGGCAAGTACGATCTGACCGTCACGACCGGCCCAAGCTATACAACCCGGCGCGAAGAGGCGGCGGCCCAGATGGTCGAATTTGTTCGGTCCTATCCCGACTCGGCACCTCTTATCGGCGATTTGGTTGCCAAGAACCTCGACTGGCCGGGAGCCGACGAAATCGCAAAGCGCCTCCAGTCGGTTAACCCGGCGCTCCAGAAAGAGCAGGTGCCGCCGGAGCTCCAGCAGCAGGTCCAGCAGGGTATGGAGCTGATCCAGAAGCTTCAGCGGGAAGTCGAGTCATTGAAGGCCGATAAATCCATCGACCAGTTCAACGCCGAAACCAACCGCATGAAGGTTGTCGGCGACATGAAGCTCGACGAACAGAAACAGCGCTTCGACGCGGCCAAGACTGTCGATGCCGGAACACGCAGCGACTGGCAGTTTGAGCGCCAGCAGCAAAATCCCGCGCGCCAAGGGTAAGCGGCGCATCCTTCTATCACCAACCTGAAACAGGAGTGAGAACTTCCATGGGCGAAGAATTGACGGCTATTGCCAACGAACTGGAGACCCCAGCAATCGAACCGCAGGCGCCGGAGGTAAAGGGCGACGGGTTTTACAGCCCGGACCTTGAGCCCGACGATAACGGAGGGGAAGGCGAAGAGCAGGACAGCGCGGACCTGACCGAGCTTTTCGATATCGAGCTTGATGGTGAGACCCTTAAAGTCCCCGGCAAGTTCAAGGATGCGTTCCTCAAGAGCGCTGATTACACGCAGAAGACGCAAGCCGCCGCTGAAGAGCGCCGGCAGATCGCCGAAGCCCAGAAGCAACTCGAAATCAGGTCGCAGGCGACCGAGCACGAACTTCAGGCCCGCGGCGTTCTCGTCCAGATCACCAGCCAGCTTCAGGAATTCCAGAACGTTGACTGGCAGCGGTTCAATCGGGAAGACCCGGTAGAAGCGCAGGCCCAGTACATGCGCTTCCAGCAGCTCAAGGAAGCGCAGCATACAATCTCCGGAAAGCTGACGGAGGCCGAGCAGAAGCGCATTGCCGATGCAGAGGCTGGTTTCAGTTCCCGCGTCGATGAGACTCGGAAGTTCGCACAGGAAAAAATCAAGGGCTGGACCCAACAGCTCGACGTCGAAATTCAGTCCTTTGCGTTGGGCGATCTCGGTCTTACGGCCGAGGAAATCAAATCATCGCTGAGCCCCAGGTTCTACAAGGCGCTGTATCTCGCATACGTCGGCAACAAAGCCCTTCAGCGACAGGCTACCTCAAAGCCTGCTCCATCCACGGTGACGCCACTGACGACGGTCTCTGCAAAGAGCGGCGTGTCAGCAAGGAAGTCGCTCGGTGAGATGGACATGGACGAGTTCGCCGCGCACCGGAACCGGCAGGAGGCAGCGCAGAGAGCGCGAGCCCAACGCTAACCCCATTGCGTGCGGCATAGACCGCCCAGAGGACCATTATCATGGCAAACACTACGCTTACCGCGGATATCATCGCCAAAGAGGCGGTGCGCATCCTCGACAACGAACTCGTCATGGCCAAGAAGGTATTTCGCGGCTACGAGGAAGAGTTCTCGAAGAACATCAACGGCTACAAGGTCGGCGACACGATCTCCATTCGCAAGCCGACCGAATTCGAGGTGACCGACGGCGCCACCATGGCCGTCCAGGATGTCATCGAAGGCAAGACCACGATCCGGGTGGACAAGCGCAAGCACGTCGCCTTCAAGTTCACCTCCCAGGATCTCACACTCAAGATTGACGCACTTTCCGAGCGCGTCATCAAGCCGGCAATGGTGAAGCTGGCCAACAAGGTCGATACCGACCTGCATGCCCTTTACGCGGGCGTTTCCAACTGGGTCGGCACTCCGGGCGAGCTTATCAACTCGTTCCAGGACTTCGCCAAGGGCCCCGAGCGTCTGGACGAAGGCGCAGTGCCGCAGGATGGCCGTACGGGCGTTCTCTGCCCGGCCGATCACTGGGCGCTCGTCGGCTCCCAGACCAACCTTTACAACGATACCATCAACAAGCCGGCCTATCGCGAAGGCCAGTCCGGCATGGTGGGCGGTGTCGATCTGTACATGACGCAGAACGTCGCGACCCACACCACCGGTTCGCGATCCGGCTCCATCCTGATCGACCTGTCCATCACGGCCAGCACGATCAGCTATGCGGATGTGAAGGACACCAACCTCCAGACCATCCACGTCGATGCTCTCGGCGGCGCAACGCAGACCATCGCGGCCGGTGACGTGTTCACCATTGCCGGTGTCTATGCGGTCAATCCCGTGACCAAGGCGCCGCTGGCGTTCCTGAAGCACTTCACCGTCGTTCAAGACGCCGTCGGCGTGGGCTCGGAAACCGACCTCATCATCACCCCGGCGATGATCTGGAACGGTCCGTTCCAGAACGTCTCGGTTCAGGGCGTCACCAACCTGAACGACCAGGCCGTCACGTTCATCGGCGCCGCTTCCACCGGCTACCGCCAGAACATGATCTTCCACAAGAATGCCTTCGCGCTCGTCTCCGTTCCTCTGGAGAAGCCCCCTGGCGCCGTGGACGTCAGCCGTCAGACCTACAAGGGCACCAGTGTCCGCGTGATCCCGGTCTATGACGGCGTCAACGACGAAAGCGCATGGCGTCTCGACATCCTGTACGGGACGAAGGTCATCGACGAGCGCCTCGCCACCCGTATTTCGGGCACGGCCTAACGGTTCGGGCCTCCGGGCCCGGCCACTCTCCTCCCAACAATATGAGGTAATGGAAATGGCTCCCAAGCAGCTTTCCGACAAAAGCTCCGATGGCATTGTCGTCGGCCAGTCCGGTGACAAGGTCGCCTTCTTCGGCGCTACCCCGTCGATCCAGGCAACGGGTTACACCGCGCCGGCGGCTACCGCATCGACCAGCACGACGCCCTTCGGCTTCAGCCAGGCGCAGGCCGACGCCATCGTGGCGTGGATCCGCAAAGCAGATGCCGATCTCAAGGCCAAGGGCCTTATCGCATCGTAATGAGCGGGGGTTTCGGCCCCCGTTTCCCTTCTGTGAGGGCATGATATGGCGATCACCAACTATACCGAGCTGACGACCGCCGTTCAGTCCTTTATGGACCGGAATGATATCGCGGGCGACGTCCCGCTGTTCATTTCCCTGGCCGAGGCCCGGCTGAACCGCCTACTTTCGATCGTCGAGACGGATGTTATCCTGACCGGTGTTGCGGGCTCGCGAAATATCGACGTTTCGACCCTCTCCATCGTGGCCCCGATCGTTCTGAAGCTGATAGATTTCGGTGATGAATACGATTTTGTGGTGCGGCCTCCTGGAGCGTTCAACGACGTTGACAGCACGGGGAAACCTGGATTTTGGGCGCTTGACGGCGACACGATCAGGATGGACCGCCCGCTAGACCAGCCATATCGGTTCCGGTTCCGGTATCAGGGCCGTTTTGCCCTCAGTGCTGACGTCCCGACCAACAAGCTTCTAACCGATCATCCCGATGTCTATCTCGCGGCCTCCCTTGTCTGGGGCGGCGCATTCGTCCGCGATGCGCAATTGGCCGGCCCGTACAAGGCGCTCCTCGATGAATTCATTGAAGAGACCCGCACGCTCCTGAGCCGATCGAAGCAGTCAATTTTGACCGTGGACCCGATGTTTACCTCGGCAGGGCGCGGTCGCTGCGGCGAGGGCAATTACGGCTCCACCGGGCTTGGCCCGCTTCCTGACGGATACGAATACGTCATCGACGACACCGAATTTGTGGCTGGCTGATCCATGACAATCAAGTTCATCGACTCCCTCATCAAATGGCTTTCGGACCCGGGCACGAGGGCGGCAGAGCTTGGCACGGCGGTACGTTCTGCCGGCAACCTCTGGACCAGCACGGAAACACAGTCCAAGCTCGACGAGAAAATCACCAACGTCCAGGCCGGCTCGAACGTCACCATCAACGCTCTGGACCCGCTCAACCCGATCATCAACGCACAGGGCACAGGCTTTGGCGACGTTGAGGGGCCGGCAAGCTCCGTTGCGGGGAACGTACCGGTCTTCTCGGATACGAGCGGCAAAGCCATCGAGGACAGCGGGATCGCGATAGGGCCTGCCCTTGCTGCAAAGGCCGATCTTGATTCACCGGTTCTCACCGGAGTTCCAGAGGCGCCCACCGCTACGCTTGGCACGGACACCGACCAGATTGCCACGATGGCGGCAATTCAGGACGCGATCGACAATCTGCCCGCCCCTGGTGTTGGCGACGTTGTAGGCCCTGCCTCAGCCGTAAACGAGCGCATCGCGGTATTCGACGGCACGACGGGCAAGCTCATCAAAGATGCCGGCCTAACTGTCTCAGGGCTCGCGACAGCAGCGCAAGGCGCGAAAGCTGACTCCGCACTTCAGGCCGCCGCTATTGGGTCCACCGTCCAAGGCTATGACGCGGATACGGCAAAAACCGACGTTGCCCAGCAGTTCAGCAAGCCGCAGCGCGCCTCCGCCACCACGCTCACCAGCGGCACGACTATCACGCCTGACCTTGCCGACAACAACGATTTCACACTTACCCTCGGCCACAACGGCACGCTGGCTAACCCGACGAACCAGTCAACGCAGATCAACCAGAAGGGCACGATCACCTTCACGCAGGACGGCACGGGCGGCAGGACGCTGTCCTTCGGATCGAACTGGAAGGCGCTCGGCTCGGCATCTGCTCCGTCGATCAATACCACGGCCGGCGTGACGTCCTGCATCGACTATCATGTTCTGTCCTCGACGGTCATTCGGTACTCGCTTCGCGCTGTTGGTGCGGCATGACGATGCTCTCTGACGGCATGCTGATGGGGGTGGGTGGGTATACCTACGAGGAAACTCAGTCGCTCCCCGCAATGACCAGCAACACCGCACCCGCAGGGCATGTTGCCACTGGGAGCGCGGTTTCCGGAGGATACGCGTATTACAGGGCGCTTGATCAGATAAACGCTGCATCCGGCGATAGTTGGGTGACCCCATCGGCGACAGGCTGGGTTCAGCGGCAGACTCCGTCTGCAATTGTTGTCTGGAAATATCGCATTCGCATTGCGACAGGGTTGCCCGGTAACGCGGCGCCAAGGGACTGGACCCTGCAAGGCTCGAACGATGGTTCATCGTGGACGAATCTGGACACGATTTCCGGTCAGACCGGTTGGTCGCCTCCTGTCGTGAGAGAGTTCGTGGTGCCGTCGCCACAATCCTTCTCATATCATCGTCTCAACGTCACAGCTAACAACGGGAACGCTTCCCTTGCCGTGAGTGAGTTGGAACTTCTTCAGCGGTTTGGCTAGGTGAGGCATCCATGACGCTCTATCTCGAAACGTCTGACGGCTTTGTCGTCTGGACCGGCCAGCCTATCGGTGATGGCGATGATGCTGTTTGCCACCCGCTGCACATCGAGCAGCTATGGTCGGCCGGCGCTCTTGCCGACTGGGGGCTGTATGTGCCCGCTGAGGCCGACCCGGTGCCTGAAGGCAAGGTCATCACGGCAACCACCGTCGAGCGCGTCGGCGAGGTGGTGCAGTTCGTGCACACACTGGAGGATGCCCCGGTCTATGTGCCCGAGACGCCGCAGCTTTACGCCCTCGCGACGATGACAATCGCGGATGAGGCGGTCTCGGCTATCGTTCCGTCGACGCAGCTTGCGGGCGGCTTCCGTCTCGATATCGGCGTCTACTGGGTGTTCTTCGCCGAGCCACAGCCTACCACGGATTACCAAGTCCTCTGCTTCAACCACGCCTCCAGGGTCTACGTCTCGGAGCGCTACGAGGACTATTTCGTCATCACCGCCGAAGCGGATGGAGTGCCCACCGATCCGGGCAACATCTGCATCCAGATCACAAGGGTCGTCTAACGATGGGAACCACCATGGCAAAGGTCATTTACGAAAAAGTCATCAACGGCGAAACCCGGCTCATCAATGCCACGACGCCGGCCGGCAACCAGGGCAGCTTCGTCAAGGTGCTCGTCGGCGTCGGCAACAAGTTCTGGTGGTGGCCATCGATCCCGACCGGCACGCTCATCGCCTGTGATTTCACCGATGCGCCCGAGTGCTCCGCGGATCCGGTCGTCAACAATGCGCTGATTTCGGCCATCACGGTCGATCCGGCTGACGTGCTGACCTTCGCGTAAGCATGAAAATCCCGCTGTCTCCATTCGAGCCGGACAAGGCGACTTATAACGTCGCCGCTGCCGACGCGGTGGTTAATGCTCTTCCTGTCGCGGACGGCTGGGGGCCAATGCCCTCGCTTGACGAAATCATTCCGGTTGACCCGGAGATCGGGGAGGGCTCGGTGGCGACGATCGAGGGGTGCACGGGCGTATTCTATGCTCGCACCGCCTCCGGGACCATCGCGACGTTCGCCGGGACGGCAACGAAGCTCTACCGCTTCAATGAAACCGACCTGATCTGGGATGACGTCACGCGTGCCTCTTCCGACTACTCTTCATCCCGAAGGTGGGTCATGAAGCAGTTCGGCAACCGTGTCCTTGCCACCAATGGCGTTGACCCGATCCAGAAGTTCGACCTCTCGTCCGACTCGCTCTTCGATAATCTGGCGGGATCTCCTCCTGTATGCCGGAGCATCATCGTTGTAGGTGATTTTGTTGTGGCTCTCGGCATCGACGGAGCGCCCGATACGGTACGCTGGTGCGCGATAAACAACACGGAACAGTGGGAGGTAGGCAAGAGCGGCGCCGATCTCCAGCCTATGCCGGTAGGTGCGGACGTGATGAACGCCGTTCCCATGTCAAGTGGAGCCATCATATTCCTGCGCTCCTCCATCCGCTCGATGAATTTTGCTCTCGACTCAGGGTTCGTCTTCTCCTTCCAGGATATTACGACGGAGCGGGGTCTTGCGGCGCCCTATGCCGTCGCACAGATCGGGCAAGACGATTTCATTTACTACAGCCCCTCCGGCTTTTATCGCGGCGGGAATTCAATCGGCTCCGAACGGCTGAACAAATGGTTCAGCTACACCATCGATAGCGATTATCTCGAAGACATGGAGTGCTCGGTAGATCCGTTCCGGCAAGTCGTCTGGTGGCGCTTCCGGGCCAGAGACGCGAACAACTATCTCCTCGGCTATAACTGGATGCTCGATCGCTGGTGCTTCTCAGACATCGAATTCCAGGCACTCGCCACCGTCGTAACGCCGTCTGTCACGATCGACGGCATGGACAAGTATTTCGACACCATCGACGATATCGACGTACCCTTCGATAGCCGGTTCTGGCAATCCGGGCAGCCGACATTCGGCGGGATTTCCATCAATGGCCGTCTTGCCTTCATGTCGGGGCAGAATTTGCCTGTAGACCTCTACACGGCAGAGTTTTCGCCGTCCGATCCTGACCGCTTCTTTGTAAACGGCGCGAGGCTTGACAGCGATGCGACGGATTACACGATCGCGCTCGGCACTTCCGACTACAAGGGGCAGAGCATCAGCTGGCGCAATCCTGTAACCCCCTCGGCCAGGACGCGCTTCTGTGGCCTGCGTGGCGACGGGCGCATGCTCAAGCTCAAGGTCAGCATTCCATCGGGGGCGATCTGGAAGACGGCCACCACAATTGATTTGATGGGCGAGAGGGCGGCCTTCTCATGACCGTTTTTGCTCAAACTGCCGGCCAACGAAGCCTTGCGACCGTCTCGCTAACAGACGGAAACGAAGTCGATCTTATCACGGTGAGCACCGGCGAAACTGCAACGCTTGAGAGTGTCATAGCCTGTAACACCAGCGGAGCCGGTCGAACCTTTAACTTGAGCATAAGCGTGAAGGGGTCTGCCTATTCGGTGACGTTTGAGAAGGACGTCGCAGCCGACGATTTCTTCCACCTCAAGGACCATAACCTTCCGATCGCTCCAGAATCAATCTTGCGCGTCCAGGCGGATGCAGCCGGCATCGATGTGACGGCTGTCTACATTCTGAACCACTCGGGCAAGAAGGGCTAGCGTGCTCGTCGCCTTTGCCTCCCCGCAGGAGGTTGACCAGCTTTGGCCGCTCTTCTCGCAGCGAATGCAGAAGGCGTGCGACCGATGCGGTGGTGATCTTTCGAGCGGGATGCTCTGGCAGATGTGCCGCTCTGGCGCCGCCTACATGATGGTGGCTCACGACACGGAAAAAGCATGGATGGCTTCGGTATGGCGGTTTGAGGACTGGCCGACCGGGACCGTGATGCGTTGCCTGGCCCTGGCTGGGGAAAATCCACGGCTTTGGGCCAAGGACGCCAAGGAATTCGCTGTCAAGGCGCGTGATGCGGGCGGCGCAAAGCGGTTCATCTTCGAGGGGCGTGACTGGCGCCCATTCTTTCCTGAAGCGCGCGAATTACGCAGGGTTTACGAGGTATAGCCATGTCTGGCAGCAAGCAAACGACCACGACGAGCAGCGAGCCCTACAAGCCGTCTCAGCCGCTGCTCGAACGAGGCCTTACCGATGCGCTGAAGCTCTATGAGAACGGTATCGGCGGGCAGCAGTTTGCCGGCTCGACGGTCATTCCGTACTCGCTCCAAACGATGAAGGGTATGTCGGGCCTTGAGGGGCTGGCAAGCCGCATGGGTCGTGGCGGGGGTGGTGGAAATCTCACTGCGCAGATGGAGAACATTATCCGCGGCGGGGGCTTTACCGGACCTCAGCAACAGGCGATGGGCGGCCTCGAATTCGGCGCGCAGAACGCTCAGAACCGCTATAACCGCATGCTGGGCAATGGCGGCTTCAACCAGACCCAACAAATGGCACTTGGCTCGGCCAAGAAGAATTTCGGCGCCAATCAGCAGGTTTTCCAGGATCTTATCAATTCCGGGGGCCTGACCGCTGACCAGCGTACGGCGATGGACAATTACCGTACAACGGCGACGTCAAGCTTTGCGCCCGACAGTAACCCAGCGTTCCAGAAAGTGCTTGCCGGCGCTCTCGATGCGGCTGGCGATAGCGTCAATCTCAGTGCCGCTGGTGCCGGGCGGTATGGCTCCGGTGCTCATCAGAGCGTCATGGGCAAGACGGCGGGCAATCTCGCAAACACAATGTATTCGGATGAATACAACAGGTATCTGAACCGCAAGGACGCGGCCAACAACAGCCTGTTTGCGGGCGGTCAGCAGGGCGTCGGCAACATGACCGGCGCATACGGCACGATGCAGGGCGCCTCGAACAACCTCATGAACATGGGGCAGGTCGGTATTGATAATATCGACCGCCAGTTCGGCAACCTGCTGAACGCGCAGGGCCAACTCTTCAATGCTGGTCAGGCCGGTATCGGCAATATGCGGGACGCCTATTCCATCGCCCAGATGCCGTATCAGACGCAAATGCAGGTCGGCGGCATGAACGAAGACCTCGCCACCCGCCTGAAAAACGACGAGCTACGCCTCTTCAACGGCACGCAAAACGGTGCATGGGACCAGATCGGCAGGCTTCTCAATGTTGCCAACCTAAACGGCAGTTACGGAAGCAAAACGGAAACGGCGGCTGGGCCGAACCCATTCCTCCAGGCGCTCGGAGCCGGCACAGGTGGGCTGGGCTTCTTCTCCGATCTGTTTGGTGGTGGCGGTGCCCCGGCCGGAACCGGCGGCCTCGGCGGCAGGAAGATCTAAGGAGACGGCATCATGGCAAAGCGCCCCGACGAAACCTATGGCCGCCCGGTCAAAAAGCCGGACAACGGCCTCACGTTCCCGAGCGGATTTCCCGGCCAGATCGGTCTTCTCGCCAAACAGATGAACAACGGGTTTGGCGGTGGCCTCCTGGCTCAGCGGAACTATCTGAACCAGATGTACGATCCGGTGAAGATCAACCAACTGCCGACAAGCGAAGACCCGACGAAGCCGACGCTCAACCCGGATGACCCGACCGCCGACAAGCCGATCAACACCTGGCGTCTTGGCAACCCTCAACAGCAGCAGCAGATGGCGATGGCTCCGCAAGCCATGGGGCCGATGCAGATGCCGGGCATTAACCCCCAGCCGATGGGCCAGCAGCAGCAGTTGCTCATGGCCCTTCGGCAAATGGGCTACATGAAGTGAGGCTGTGACGATGGCAGGCAATTTCCTCAGCAATCTCAATCCCGACGCCCTCATGGCAATCAGCAGCGGTCTTTTGACGGGCCGGACCCCTGCGGAACAGATCGGCGGCGCGCTCGGGGGGTATTCGCAGGTTCGTAAAGACCAGCGCCAGCGCAACGTCACGATGGACTGGCTCCAGAAGAACAGCCCCGATCTCCTCCCGATGCTCGATGCCGGCATGTCCCCGGCCGATCTCCTGTCGCTGTCCTACAAGCAAAAACGAGAGGCGGAGCAAGCGCAGCTGAAGGCGCAGCAGCCCCAGCGCCAATGGGTGCAGTTGCCAGACGGCCGGTATGGTTGGGCGGACAAAAATTCTGGCGGGTTTGAGCCACTTGGCACGGCTGTCAAGCCGGAAGACAACAAGCCAGACCCGTACGAGTCCCGCCGGGCAGCAGCGGAGGCGAACGGCCTCACTCCTGACAACCCGGCATATCAGTCGTTTATCCTCACCGGCAAGATGCCGCGCGAAGACCAGTCGCCGCTCACCGCGACCGACAAAAAGGCCATCCTCGAAGCCGACGAGATGGTCGCGGCTAACGAAAATGCCATCACGGCCCTCAAGCAGGCCCAGGAGATCAACAACCAAGCTAACCAAGGCGCATTTGCGAGCACCCGTGGCGCCCTTAGCAACGCGCTTCCGGATTGGATGGTGCCGGACGCCATTTCTTCCAAAGAGAGTGGCGCTGCAACGGCCGATTTTGACAATCTCGTGGTTGGGCAGGCTCTCCAGAGCCTCAAATCTATCTTCGGCGCGGCGCCAACGGAAGGCGAGCGCAAAATCCTGCTCGATCTTCAGGGCTCGTCGGGGCAGCCCGCCAATGTGCGCGCCAGCATCTTGCAGAGGGCTCAAGCCCTTGCTGAACGTCGCCTGGAATTCAACCGCCAGCGCGCGGAAGGCCTGCGCGGCGGGTCGTTCTATCAGCCGGGCGGCGGGGCGACGGGCGGAAGCACTGTTGACGATCTTCTAAAGAAGTACGGCGGGTAACATGGCAACAATCGAGCAGCTTTCCACCGCTCTTATCAACGCCGACAAGGCTGGTGACGTCGAAGCGGCAAAGACGCTTGCAAACGAGATCATCCGCATACGCGGCGCAGGGCCGACGGAAAGCCAGCAGTCGCAGGACATGCGCTCGGAACTGTCCGGCATGTCCAACAAGCTCGGGGACGCGACGATCGAAAGCCTTGACCAGGCGCGCTTTGACGCTCTCCCGACATGGAAGAAGCCGCTCGTTGCTGCTGGTGACATTGCTGATCTCGCTGCGACGGGTGTCACGTTTGGCCTTGGTAATAAAGCGGCAGCCGGGCGAGCTGCGTTCACGGATAAATCCTACGCCGAAGAACTCGCGGCGATGGAAGACCAGACACAGCGTGCCCGCAATCGGTCAGGCACCGCTGGCCTTGCTGCCGAGGTTGGCGGGTCGTTTGCACTCCCGGTTGGGGCGGCAAAGATTGGCCTGTCTCCGACCGCAAACGCGATCAACGCTGGCCGTGGGCTGGGTCGTGTTACCGCGGCGTCAGCCCTAGAGGGGATGGGTTACGGAGCGCTTTCCGGGGCAGGCGCATCGGATGGCACGCTAGCCGGCATGGGAGAAGGGGCAACCTATGGAGCGGTGGGCGGCGGCGTGATTGGTGCTGCTATACCCGGAGCTATGAAAGTCGCCGGCTCCGTCGCCAAAAAGGCAATCTCCCCGTTTATGTCCAATCCCGAAAGGAAGGCGGCTGTTGATGCGCTTTCCCGCGAAGGCGTGACGACAACGGCAGGCCAGAGGACCGGGAGCGACCGGCTGCGTTATGCCGAAAGCGAACTCGGCGGCGCGAAGGCCAGGGATTTCGTCGATAAGCAGGGCGAGCAGTTCACTTCGGCAGCCCTCAAGCGCGCTGGCATAAAAGCTGAGCGTGCCACACCTGAAGTCATCGACCAAGGCTTCGAGACGATCGGGCAGAAGTTTGACGACCTCGCCGCGCGCAATGACCTGACGCCGGACAAGAAGCTTGCGCAGGATCTTGGTGCTGTCTGGCGGGAATACGCCTCGCTCACTGCACCGAACCAGCGCGCTCCAGTTATCATGGACATGATCCAGGATGTTGGAACGGTTCTGCAAAAAGGCGATCTCGACGGCCCGGCCTACCAGGCTACGCGGTCCCGGCTAGACCGCTTGGCGCGCAGCGCGGCGAAGGACCCGCAGTTGCAGGACGCTCTTTATGGTCTTCGGAATGCCTTGGACGACGGTATGGAGCGCTCCATGTTCCGTAAGGGGTCAAAGGATATTCCGCTGTGGAAGCAGGCCCGCAAGGAATACCGTAACATTCTCGTCATCGAGCGCGCCGCGACGGGAGCAGGCGAGAACGCCGCGATGGGCATTATATCCCCGGCGCAGCTTAGAAACGCTACGGTTGTTGGGCACGGTCGCAGAAACTACGCCCGCGGCAAGGGCGACTTTGCCGAGCTGGCGCGCTCGGGCGAGGCGGTGATGAAGGGTATGCCGAACAGTGGCACGGCCGGACGCCTTAACGCTCAGAACCTCGGCCTCGGCTTGGCCGGTCTTCTTGGCGCTGGGGCCGGGACATCGACGGGAGACACGAAAACTGCAATTCTGGCCGGTCTGGCTGGCTTTGCTGCACCGAGGATGGCTGGCAGGGTACTAATGAACCCCGCCGTTCAGAAGTATCTCGCAAATCAGGTGGCCCAAGGTATGGCAATCTCGCCCCAGACGAGAGGGCTGCTCAATGCGATCCTGAACGCCGAAACGTCAGAGGTCTCGCCTTCTGTCGGTCGGGCTATCGCTGGGCCTTGATCGGTAGGCATTCGGAAAAGCATCATTCGCCCAAGCCATTAAGAGCCCACCAGTTAGAAATCCCAACCCGATTTGTGGCCATGCCAACTCCTCTAAAGACAAGATGGCAACCCACAGGACGGCGATAACCACAAAGCATGCCGGGAAAAGCCACCAGTCGTTATAGGCTCGGCGCGGCGGCTCGTTCGGATCGTGGTCAATCTGCATGGTTTGCACTTTATATGGCGCGAGATAACCTCACAAGGCCCACCCCGGCCATGTGTGGTCATTCACAGGTAGACCGTTGCAATGGTAGTTCTCGGCGAACTGCCCATTGTACCTCGATCGGCACGCCCACATCAGCCCATAGGCATTGGGGTGCTGGAACTGGTCCCATGCGTAGCCGTACCCAGAACCGCCGCCGCAATTATTGTTCGCACAAACAGCCACGGCAGTTCCGATAACAGCCACCGCGACCAGGGCGGCAGCGGCATTGTTCTGGTCCTGGACCATCTTGTCGCAAGCGGCCGGTTGAATGCCGCGCCGGACTAACTCAACTTGGATATTGTAGCGGAGCGTGTCGTCCTTGGTCTCAACGAATGATCTACAAAGCGCCGATTTTGGCACCTTGTGAGGCGCTTTTGCCATCTGCGACGAGGAAGTGGTACAGCCCGCCAAGGCGAGTGAAAGCACAGCGCACACGGCGCCGCGTGAAAAATGTTCGTGCATGTGTGTTTCCCCTCAAGCAGAGGGAGAAAAGCACGAGATCAACCGGGAGTCGAGTCTACTTACACTTGCTGTCAGGAGCTCGGGCATAAACCGCGTTGTCGAAAATCAAGTCACCCTTGTGGAAAAGGTATCGATAGAAGCTCTCGCCGTCTTCGGTGACGGCAACACGGTAAGGAATTCCGGTCCCAACGGACTGGTCTTCAAGATCTAGGCTCTTAACGCCTTGGTTCCATTTAAAACCGCCATCAACAATTTCAACCGACCAGCCCTCTTCATCTTCGCTCACGTAACAGTCGCCCGCGAAAGCCGGCGCTGAGACGAGCATTGCCGCGACCACAATCCTGAAAAACACAGCTTCCTCCGGGGTGCCAAATGGCAAATACGATCAATCTCACTGATCGAGATATCGACTATATCGCACGCGTCGTCGACACGGAAGTTCCCCGTTCCATCCAACGCCGCGACCCTGTGGTCTACCGCGATATGGTGCGCGCGGTGGTCGATACGGTGACCAATCGTCTAGCGACGGAGGGCTATCCCAAGTCGGTAACAGGCGTTCTCAACCAGCGCCGCCAGTTCTCGAAGATCACCGGGCCGTCGAACCTCGATCCCTACGGGTCGGTGCAGAACACGCCGAAAGCCTCCCAGGCCGTACAGGATTTAGTTCGACAGCACGTTGAGAACCGGACGGCTGGAGCACTGTCCACCATTGGCGGGGCGGTAAATTACGCAAACCCTAACGTTAGCGACAAGTCTAACCTCACCGGTTGGATCAATCCAATGATCGAAGCTGGCGCCAAGCGGCTCGGGCTTGGTCAAAATGTCCATTACCACGGCAACGCGCCCGGAGCGATGCCGGCAGACGAGTATAGCGTGGCGCTGAACGGTGTTGACAACACCGGCCCCCTGAGCCGGGTTCCGACGCCCACCTTTGCCGATCGGGCAGGGACGGGCATCAACCAGGCAGACAGCGCGACCGGCATTATGTCGGCGGTCAACCCAGCATCGACGATGGGCGTCGAGCGCGGCCTTCTCTCCGATCTTCCCAGCATCACTCCGACAGAGGCATACGGCCAGCTCGCCAGCACCATGGGCGAAACGCCATCGCTCAACCTCTCTGGAGCCGGCGTGCAATCCCCCGCATCGGATCGTATGGCCGGCGGCATGGTTGCCAGCGGCTTGGACGGCCTCCGCTCTGGCCTCCTGTCATCCGGCAGCATGCCCAGCCAGGAAGCGAAGCTCGCAGAGATGCAAGCGAGTGCGAACCTCCAGAATGAAATCAACCAAGCACGCGGTCGCGTGAGCCAGGACCGCACGTTCCAAGCCTATCAGCCCGAGCAGACGGTCAACGATGCGGTGGGCGCTATCGAGGCCGTTTCTCCGACGACACAGAGCCAGACGCCCAGCCTCGCAGACGCCTACGCCCAAATGGGGCAGTCGATGGAGATGGGCGGCATTCTTGGCGCCTCCGGCCTTAAGGTCCGCGATCCGAACGACATTCTCGGCGTCGGCAGGCTTGCACAAAACCCGCTCACCAGCCCGGTTGACAGCCTCCCGGCCTACGAGCCCGAGACGGTCCAGACAGCCGCCATCGAGGGACCGGTAACGACTGGCGTGCAGACGCCAGAAGCGACCGTCGAGCAGGATACCGCTGTTTCCACGACACCCGACGCCACACAGGCGCAGCCCTCCAAGGTTGGCCAGTTCGCCCGGAATGCTGGCGTCTCAATGCTCGGCGGCATTGCCGGCTCGGCACTCGGCGGCCCTATCGGCGGCATTCTCGGCTCTGCACTGGCGAAGGAAGCCTTCGGCGCCCCCGGCCAGAACGGCCTTCTCGACGGGGTCAAGGGCCTGCTTGGCGGAGGACCGGGCGGCCAAGGGGCATGGGCCGGCGTCGGAACGCTCAACGACCTCGGGCAGGGCTCGCAGGCCGCATACGGCGCATGGGGCGGTCCACAGGGCACCACGGGCACGGCAACGGACGGCTCCCGGATTACCAACCTCGGCAACGGCATCGTCTCCCGCATCGACAAGTTCGGGCGCGAGACGCTGTTCAAGGACGGCGACACCTGGGGCGGTGGTGGCGGCTGGGACGGAGGCCTCTTCGGAGGTCTCTTCGGCGGGAATTCCATGGGCGACGGCAGCCGCTCTCAAGCAGATCGCGCACGCGACAGCGTAGGACTTTACTGATGAGCAAAGACAGCATCCTCGACTACAGCACCACGGCATCCGAAAATCAGGATATCGGCGGGACGTCCATCCTCGGAACCGCGAAGCCGTCCAACCTCGACGACGCTATGCGGACGGAAATGGCCCATATTGCCAAGGGGCTCGTGACCCGCCGGGCGGCCAAGGATACCGCCTATACCGCCGTAAAGGCCGATCACAACCAGTTGATTGAGTTCTCGGAAGAGGCAACGCTGACCACATCCTCGGCCGCAACGCTGACGGACGGCTGGCAGTGCAAGGTTTACGCCCAGGGCGGCGCAGTGACGATCAACCCGAACGGGTCGGAGACGGTCAACGGGGAGGAGTTCATTGCCCTTACGGTCGGATCCAGCGGCATCCTTTCCGTCAACAATGGCAATTTCCGGTTCGAATATTTTGGAGGAGAGGACAAGGCCCGCTTCAAAGCCAATAAGAACGGCACGAACCAAACGCTGACGGACGCCGCTACCATCGTGACGTTCGGCACTGAGGTCTATGATGTTGGCAGTATGTACGATACCGCAACCTCCCGGTTTACCCCGCCGAGCGGAAGAGCTTTCCGCATCTATGCCCAGCTTGCGGTTTCGATCACCTCGGGCCAGCGCAGTGTCGAATGCCGCCTCCTCAAAAACGGCACGTCTATCGCGATCGGATACGACAACGCCGAAAGCACCATGGTGGCAAACCCGAAGGTAACAGACGTCGTGGTCGGCAATGGCACGGATTACTACGAAATCCAGATCAACAACCTAACGTCGGGCGGCGCGTACCCCATCCGGGGCGCCATCACTGACACGTATTTTATGGCTGAAGAGCTTTGACGCACCCCACCGTCGCTTGCCACGTTGCGACGGCACCTAGCCGCTAGCCGGCGCTTTTATTTCCCACAAGGACAACACCATGAACCGCAGCGCATTCTATGCGTCGGCGCGCGCTCGCACGTCCGGCATTTTCGGCACGTCTCTTTCCCAGCCCCAGGTGGAAGGCGTCGAAGCAATCCTTGACGAGGGCGAAAAGCGCGGGACGTCGCTCTTCCATCTCGCCGCGATCCTGTCGGAGGCCTATCACGAGACGGGCGGCAGAATGCAGCCGATCAGCGAGAATCTGAACTATTCCGCCAAGCGGATGACGCAGGTATGGCCGAGCCGGTTTCCGACAATTGCCGCCGCACAGCCGTATGCGAACAACCCGAAGGCACTCGCGAATAAGGTCTATGGCGGCCGCCTCGGCAACAAGTTCCAGGATGACGGCTGGCGGTTCCGCGGGCGCGGCCTAGCGCAGATCACCGGCCGCGAGAACTACGAGAAGTTCGGAATTGCCGATAATCCAGAAGCCGCCGGCGAGATGGCAACCGCAGTGCGTATCCTGTTCGACGGGATGACGAAGGGCATGTTCACCGGCAAGAAGTTGGCTGACTACGACTATCTGGTCACCCGCAGCCCTGACGCTCCAGGCTTCAAATACTATAGCTCGCGCGCCATCATCAACGGCGACACAGCATCGAACGGCGCCGATATCGCCGTCTATGCCAAGGCCTTCGAGCGCGCGCTGGTCGCGGCTGGTTATTCGGCGAAGAAGGCCGATTTGGGCATCACCCCGAAACCCTCAGAACCCAGTGTGTTGCAGCCGAAAACACCCGATTTGGGCACCACCCCTCCGGCGCCTTCCGGCAACTGGCTAGCTGCCCTCATCTCCATCATCGCGAAGCTCTTCAAAGGAAAGTAGCCATGTCGGCCATCATTGCCCGTATCGCCCTGCGCTATGCTGCCGGTGCCCTCGTCGCTGCCGGATACATGGACGCCGACCTCGGCTCCCAGATAGGCGCGGACCCGGACCTCCTCATCCTCGTAGGCGGTGCGCTCGGCGTCAGTGTTGAGCTGGCCTATGCCCTCGCAAAAAAATGCGGATGGGGCACATGATCCCGCTCATAACCGGCCTCAAGCTGGCGGCTGGCGCGATCCTCGGCGGCGTGGTGGTCTACGCCTATGTGCAGGCCTTCACGCTGCCAGCGGAGCGTAAGGACGCCCGCGACCGCCTCATCGCCGAACAGGCCGTTCAATCCCAGAAGGAAGAGCTGGAAAGGAAAGGCGATGACGCCAAGCTTCAGCGCATGTCTGATTTTGACCTTTGCATCGCTTACCTTGGCCGGGTGCCAGAGTGCGACAGTCTCAGGGTGCAGCCCGTTTGTGAAGGCGAACCTGTCGCCGGCCGGGACGGTTGCCCTGCTCCAGGCTGATCGATCGGGCGCCGAACGCGTTATTTCGAATGACCGGGCAGGGGCTCGGAAGGGGTGCTGGGATTGAGCGGGGATGAGACCATGGGAATTTCGCGCGCTCCTAAGCTTGAGTGGAACCTCAACACATTAATCCAGATTGGGACCATCGTTACGATGGCTCTCGGCCTAGCCGGAATTTGGTTCGATAAGGGCAGGGATATCAAGGACCTTCAGGAATGGAAGGTGGGCCACGAGTCGCTCCACAAGGAAGCGAAGGCCGATCGGGAGGCGACGATTGCCCGCTTCGACGAGCGGATCAAGAGCTTGGAGGAGACCAAGATCAAGCGAGACAGCCAGATCGAGGCGCTTCAGAACAAGACCGTCGCGCTCGACCAGTCGCTCTTGTCGACGAACAGCATTCTTCGCGATCTATCGAACAAGCTGAACGACGTCGTCACCGACTCGCGGGTGTCGAAGGAAATCCTCCAGAGACTGGAGCAGCGGAGCCGGGCACGCTAGCGGGGCACCGGCCTAGCCACCGGCGTGCACCTCTCGGCACTCTTCGCGCTCACCACGCTGTGTCCCGGCCTTCCGCACTGGCTGCACCGGAACGTTCTCCCGATAGCCTCACCATCCGACGGTAGCTTGGTCATGTCGATCTCGACGACGCGCTCGCACGGATCACAGTGGACGTGATAGCGCAGCCCCATGGCTATCATGCCGGCCCATGTGCCGTTGTCCAT